CAGTGAAGGTTTGGGCCACGCTGGTCACGCCTGTAGCCGAGGCCGCAGCCCAAGTAGGCACACCAGATGCCAGCTTCAGGACGTAGCCGTCAGTGGTTGCAGCCAGCTTGCTCAGGGTATTTGAGGCCGAAGCGTAGAGCAGGTCACCAGTGGTGTAGGTTGTCTGGCCCGTACCGCCGAGAACCGCAGTCACTGGGCTGGTCAGGCTGAATGTAGTCCCCGTCAGCGTCAGGCCAGTGCCCGCAGAGTACACAGGGGCCGATGAAATCTGAACAAAAGTGATGCTTGTCTGACCGAAGAAGATGGAGCCAGCTACGGAGACAACATAAGTCTCGCCTGCACCAGTAGCGCCTGCTTGGACAAAGAACGCATCGCCTTGACCCAAAGAACTGGCGCTGTAGGGTGAATAGGTGTCGGCATCCGTTGCGCGAGTCAGCACCCAGTTGGTCGATACAGTACCGACCGTGGTCACGGTGTACACGCCGTTTTGCGTGCCATCGGTCTGGTTGTAAATCAACACTCGCTTGCCAACGGTCATCAACACGCCGTCAATGGTCAAAGCTGCCTGTGTGCCTGCATTGGTCAACGTAGCGCCAACACCAGCATTGATGACGGAGGCAATTGACAGCCCAGTGCCATTGGTCAGACCCGTAATGGCTGCTCCGCCATAGGTCAGGGAAAGCTGTACTGTGCCTCCAACAATTGCCGAAACCCAGTATTGGGTGCCAGAGGTCAGGCCATTACTTGTTGCGGTAGTGACTTGAGATCCAACTGTCGGAACCCCACTGGCAAAAGTAACATATGTCCCACTGGCAATCGTGGTTATGGTTGTGCTTGTTCCGCCGCTGACATAAGTTGAAGTTAGGTTGCCAGCAGTGTTGGGAGACTCAACATAGACAGCCTCGTGGTAGTGAATTCCCGTAGCCGCTACGGTGTCAACGTACTGCTTGGTTGCCAACTGAAGATTCAGTGTTGGGTCTTGCGTGACCGCCACTGATGTCAGTCCACCCAATGTCAGCGCTGTAGCTCCAAGCGCAACACTGGTCGTGCCAAGCGTGACCGAGCTATTTGTAAGGCCAGCGTTAGGGATGGTCGCGGAGGCCGTCATGGCACCTGTGCCGTTGCCGTAGACGTAGCCCGATAGCGATGTAGCCCCAGTACCGCCGTTTGCCACGTTTAGGGTGCCAGCCAAGGTAACTATGCCTGTGCTGGCAGTGGCTGGGGTAAGGCCAGTCGATCCGCCGCTGAAGGATGCCACGCCAGAGACCGAAGCAGCCACAGCAGCCTGCACGAAGGCGGTGCTGGCAATCTGCGTGGTGTTGGTGCCAGCGCCCGCTGTAGGAGCCAAAGGCGTGCCAGTCAGGGTGGGGCTGGTTGCCAAAACCACGTTGCCAGAGCCTGTCGTGGAGCTTGCGGAGGCCGAGGTGACTCGACCATAGGTGTCAACAGTGACGTTGGCAATGCTGTAGCTTCCAGCGCTTACGCCAGAGGCCACCAAGGCAATCGTTGGGTTTCCGCCCACTCCTGTGCCATTTGCAACGCTGATCTGGCCCGATGTTCCAGTGATCGTGGAGCCAGTGATGGCCCCAGCAGTGGACAGGGTCACCAAGCCGTTGAAGCTGGCATTTGCCAAATTGAGCATCTGACCACTCAAAGCTATGGTCGGGTTACCAGAGATGCCATCCCCATTGGTGATTGCCACGCCACTGCCAGAGACGGCAATTGAGCGGTTGGTCAGGGTGGTGGAGTTGGTCTTAACCTGAAAGCCAGTGCCAGAATTTACCAACGACAGTAGAGCGCCCGTTGAACTGATGTTGAACAGACCTTGCGCTCCGCCATCAGTAATAGCCAGTCCATTGGTGGCTCCAACGTACCGACTGTTGGGCAATTGAGAGGTTTGCGAAACCGTCAGATAGGTATACGTCTGAACAGGTGAACCAGCGAGTGCCGCAGTGGTAGTCTGGACTGTCACCCCATTTTGGACAATTGGGACGATCTCAGTACCAGTAATAGCACCAGCGGCAGGCAGTTGGGTAATGGCGACTTGTGCGGACATTATGTACTCGTATTGTCTGGTGGATTGGGGGCTATGGTATCCAAGTTTCCATTGTTTTGAGGCGTTTGGGTATTGCCCTGCGTGGAAATTTGGTACTGGTTTGAGCCGTCGAGGTTTTGGCTTCCCGTCATCAGGTAGTTGTCTCCAGCATCCAATGGGAGGTCTGGACGAGGAAAGCGGATTGTGATGCGCTCTGTCTTGCGTGCTGGCAGGCGGTAGGGATCAAGCTGATCTGCACAGCCTTCGTTGCACACCCGCAGGCCGGGGAAGTTTGGATCGTTCCTCATTACCGCATGGGGGCGCTTCATCTTGCAGCGGTCGCAAACCGCAATTGCAATGTCTGAGTAGCCGAGGGTGTCCAAAAATACGGGCATGATTACCTCGTATAGACACTGATATTGGGTGCAATGTAGATTGGAGACTTGTCGCGCTCTTCTTCCTCAGCCTGCGCAAGGTACTTATTGGCCTGCGTTTCGAGGTAAGTGACACGAGTCATGTCCACTTGAGGCAACTCCAGCGACATTTGGTGGGCCAGCATACTCACAACCGCCAAATACCAGCGTTGGGGGATCTCCAACTCGCCGTACAAGTCGCCAACGTCCATGATCTGGCGTGAATACCAGACAGTCATCTGATAAAAAGCGTTTTGGGGCGTGGGCCAGAGGTAAATTTGCGAATTTGGGATGGTTCGGTTGAACCAATACTGAAACGGCTGGTTTGCAGTGAAGTTTTTGTTCGGCAGATTGGTGTAATCGTCCCGATTCAGGCGCGACATCGTGATTTCAGTCGAGTTGTTGCCCAAATACAGTTCACGCAGGCTCAAAGTGGTGCCTGCATACGCCCGAACACGGTAATACGCCACGTTTTGACCGTTGTCGATGTCCGTCCACAACCATTCGTTGTTCACCACAGCCACGGCACCGAGGTCAACCAGTGTGTTCCATGTGGAACCATCAATGGAATACTCGTAAATCAGCGACCAAGTGCCCGTAGCGGCAGGCAAGATGCCAATTGAGCCAATATACACAGGATTTGATGTCCCATAATTGACACTTATGTTCCCGTTTGCTGAGGTTTGGGTGCAAATTGTCTGGACATCGCCGTCATACAGGTTGGCTACGGTGCCTCCAGCAGAGGAGGTGTATGCCCCGCTAGGTCGGTTCATCCAGCGGTACAGGGCGTTCAGCACATCATTGCCGCCGTTGGGCAGGTCATAGATGTATCGGTCAGGGGTGAAGCCGTAAACCTTCTTGTCGATGGCCCAATACTGGATGCCAATGTTGATAAGGTTGGACAGCAGGAAGTACAGCGACTCACGGGCGGATAGAACTTGCTCGGAGGTAAGCTCTTCAGCCAGCTTGCCACACCGACGAGCGCCGTGGTCAATCAGAGACTGAACGGTGATGACGGTGTTGCCGTAGGTTCCTGAATAAGCCATGCCTGTCCTTTACCAGCCGGGGCAGTCCCAGCGCTTTAACGATGCTTTTGCACGAGGCGCATCACCCTTGGAATGCTCCACTACTCCACTCATACGGGCGCAGAACGAGTCCTTGCGTGCTCCGCCTTGTGGCTGTGGTGCCTTCAGGTGTGATCCTGTCTCACGATTGTACTTTGCACGACCCTTTTCCGTAAGCCCTGCGCCCTTGGATACTGGTAGTTTTTCACCACGACCAACAGCAAGGCTTGGCCCGCCCTCTTTTAGTTTGGCGGTTTTTGCTGACTCTCGGAAGGCTTGAGCCGTTGGCGCACCTTTGCTACCCACTCGGCGCATCTTTTCGCCAGAGCCTTCAGCGATTCTTTCACGCTTTGCATTGATGTTGTCATACAGACCGCCTCCTTTGAACTTCTTGCCCTCATCAGCCTTGGCAAACTCTTTGCCTACTTTTTGAGGAACACCACCGAAGCCGCCCTTGGTATGAGCAGCCGCTTGCATCAGACGATGTTGGGCTGGTGATTTGCTTGGCATGATCAGTCAGGGTTTTTGATTAAGTACCCATTTGCGTACATACTGCAAGTCAAAGGCCCGCCAGTGCTTGCCTTCACACAAAACTGAAGGTCAGTTTTTTCGGTGTGCGCTACTGGAATAAAGAATTCTGTTTCTTGTTTTTGCACAAACACAGTTTGCTGAGTCACTGTAATTTGACCCGACACATTGTCCTTGTTGTACTCTTGGCCTGTCATGTACGCACTAGACGTAAATCCAATCGCCGCATCGTATTGAAGAGATGATAGGTAGAACGTATACCCGGCAGGCACAGTGTAAATTGACATTTGCGTTTGACCAATGCCAGCATTAATTTGCGCGTAAGTCGTCGAACTGATCTTTGCAGTGATGGTTCCAACATTGGTGCCGTTGGTTACATACATTGCATTGATACGCAAGAACGAGCCAGTTGTCGTTACGTTGGTGGTGCCATTGAGCGCAATTGTTTCTACGAGAGGGGCATAAGTAGAACTCAAGCCTTCAATTTTTACGCTTAACGCTGTAGTGTCTGACGCAGAGCTACTCACTAATACCAAAGGAGCCGCAGATGATGGCGGGGTGTATAAACCGCCAGATTGGGTTTGACCTTCCCACATTGGGCCTTGTGCGGTAGAGCCAATTGCGGCGCTATATCCAAAAATTTCTACTGCCGAATGACCATCAACTTGCCCACGAGCAACTTGTAAATCAAAAGGTTCATACGCCCCTTGGCGCGTTGCGGAAGAGTAAGTTCCCATATCAATCTCCAATTAAAAGCGGGGGCCGAAGCCCCCACTCTACTAGCACTTGGCGCTGCCGCCTTTTTTCAGTGGCGTTACCGTGACCGACTCTTTCGACTTGGTCACGCTTTTCGGATTCACAAACCCGCGACCAGCACCAGCTTCTTTCTCAGCCCCAAAGAGCTTGTCCATGAAACTGTGTGCCTTCTTCGCAAAGCCCATTCCAACAGGTGGCTCTTCCAATGTGGCATCGTATGCACCCTTTGACAGGTCTACTTTGCCGCCATCCTTGAGCTTCATCTTATTGGCAGGGCCATACTTCAGGTTGCTATCAGCTTTCGCTTCACGCATCGCTGTGGCATTCTCAGAGGCATTTACAGCCTGCAATTGGCGGTTACCGGGGGCGACACTGCCGCCCTTTTTGTAGGTTCCAGCCAATTCATTGATAGCTACAGGAGATGGGATCGGCTTACGCCCTTGGGGCATTGCCACGGCAGATCCGCTGTTATTAACAGCTCCCCCCGTGGCGAAGTGCTTTTTTGCAGCACCGCCTTTTTTGTAGCCGCCGCCATTGGCTTTAGCCACACCGCCAGTAGCATAGCCACCGCCGTTGCCCAACTTCACGCCGCCAGTCTTGGCAGGAGAGTTGTCAGGCTTGGCTGTGTCCATCTTGGTGTTGCGATAGATGCCGCCTTGGTCTTCGGTATTGATGATGCCGCCCTTAGCGTAACCACCTTGACCGTTAACCACGCCGCCAGTAGCCATCTTGCCGCCATTTTTCAGAGCCAGCTTGGTGCCCTTGCCGCCCTTATGCTCTTGCATATCGTGCTGCTTGAACGCCTTTTTGAGCATGGCTTTGTCTTGGGCCGTATCGGCTTTCATGTCTTCCTTGGCCTCACCACCCTTCTTCATGGTACGGCTTGCAGCCAGACCAACGGGAGCAGAGGGGCCAGCGCCCATCATCTTCATTGCGCGACGACGAGCAGACAAGGACGGAGCCATAGGCATAGCAGCAGCGCCAGAGCCACCACGAGCAGGCATACCAGCGGGCATACCAGCAGGAGGCTGCTGAGGGGGAGCGGACATCATGCCGCCATCAGCCTTCTTAACGGAACCACCCTTTTTGAGCTTCAGTTCAACTGAAGGCTCAGTGGTCTCCATCTTCACCATAGGTTTAAATTGGCCCATGATTTACTCCTTATGCTTGGGTTACGCCGAGGGCACCAACGCGAGTAGCGTTCGGGCCAACAGCAATGCCGGGTAGGGAAATAGTCATCACTGTGCGAACAGTGCCGTCTGAAGCTGTTGCAGGAACGTAGGTTCCGCGAACATCACCAGTGGTTGTGGTAGCCGTAGCAGTTGCAGCAGCAACAAAAGTACCAGCGTCTTGGGCCAGTGTGTTGTTGCTCTTGACGCTGACGATGTAAGCAGCATTGAACACGCGAACTGGGATGCCCAGAATGTCGGTGGTTCCAACTGCAATCGTTGCACCCAAGGCACCAGAGATGGTTGCCGAGGAGATCTGGAAGAATGCTTTCTTGCCAGCGACTGTGGTGGACTGAACAGTACCAGTTGCAATCACTTCGCTCATGGCTTGACCGTAGTAGTCGTAGCCAGAGATCGTCACGTTGCGGTTGGTCAATGTGCCAGTGCCAGACACAATGCTCACTGCACGGGGGCAGTCAAGTTGCAGCACGGTGGTTCCATCAGAACGAACTACCGACTTCACCGAGGTGCCAGCGGTCAGAGCGATTGTTGAGGACGTAGTCTGAACTGCGGCAATGTTGCTTGCGACCAAGGCTTGGGGCATGATGTCCCAAACGTACACGCGACCAACAGGGCCGATACCCAAGTCCATCGGGGACGGGTCATCAAAGCTAGTGTTGCCGTGGGCGTACATCGTGGTGCTGGATGCCGACACAGATTGGTTAATCGTGTAGGTGCCAGTGCCGCCTGTACCAGTGCCCATTGCGGTAATGTAGGTTCCGTCAGTTACGCTGGAGCCGTCTACATACATACCCACCACGATGGGTGCGCCTTGCAGGAGAGCGGTGACTGTCAGGGTTGTACCCGACATCGAACCAGTGAACGTAGTGGTGTACGGGCGAAGGCCAAGACCCATGTAGGTCTGTGCCGGGCCTAAAAATAGGTCGTCTGAAAACTGAGGCATGGTCTGCTCCTTGAAAAGTTTGACCGATGTTAAAAATGGAAGAAGGGGATTTGCGGCTCCCCTTCCAAGGCCGTTTTAGCGATTAAACGCCGGGGGTACCGTACATTGCGCGTGGGTCAGTGAAGCCCACTTGGTAACGCTCGGTAGCCTTGTAGCGCATAGAGTCAGTCTCGAAGTCGCCTTCCATTGTCTTCTCCAGCTTACGGCGCATCAAGAGCTTCATGCCCTCGGGTGCATCGGTCTGTACCCACCATGCGGTGGCAGAAGTCAAACGGCTGATAACAGCAGCGCCTTCGTCCAGCAAGCCGATAGACTTGACAGGGTTCAGGTCGTTGTTGGCGGTGCCAGAGCGCAAGACAGACTTGAGCAACACTTCAGCTTGGAAGACGTTACCCGGAGCGACCACCAATTGGCGGGGCACCAGACGAATCTTCTTGCCGTTGTTGTCCACTGCTTGGCGGATCTGGATCAGCATCTGTTCCAAAGAAGTCTGGGACAGGTTAGCTGCGGTAGCCAACTGGTTGCTGAAAGTACCGTTCACGATGGGGTGAGCAGTATTGATCAGCGACACGCCATCACCGCCGGGGTACGAGCTATTGAACGCACGGTTCAGCACGTTAGCCGACAGGGTCTCTTTGGTTTCAATCAGAGATTGAGCCAAGTGACGGGCGTAGACTTGACCGATGCGGATATGGTCGCCGTCTTCAACCAACACTTTGGTCAGCGCGAAGGCAAGGCCATACACGTTGTACACATAGCGTTGCAAGAAGAGAACACCACCCTGCTGGTACGAAACAGGAGTTCCGTCAGGCAGTTGAGGTGCAGCGCCGAATCCGTACAGGACAGGCTCTTCGTGGTAGTTACGGGGAATGCCTTCTTGTTCACGGAAGACACGGCTCCATTCGTCTGTGCGTTGGTCGTATACACCATCAAAGCACTCATTCAGAATGGGTTCAACAATTGACCGAAAGTCGGTACTGCGCATTGGAGCGGCCATTTTTTATGCCTCCTTAAATAGCGTTAATGGTGGCAACAAACTGGCTGCGGCTCACTTGAACCTGAACCACGGTGTATGCATCACCCCAAGCGTTGTCCACGGCTGGAGTGAGGCCGATGATACGCATATCACCAACTGCACTGGATCCTGCCAACGAGGTGGAGATCATGCATTGCGAGAGACCTGTGGTTGTAGAACCAGCAGTTGCGCTCACAAAGTTTGCTTGATCACCGATAGAGGTTTGCGCCAAGCTACCATTTGCCTGAATGTCGTAAACGATATTCGGGTCAGAGTAGTAGTAAGTCACTTGCGAACCAGTTTGGTAAGCAGTGTTTGCAATCCATTGATTACTGACGATACGACGACCAGTTAGATCAGTGTACTCCTGACCAGCAAAGGCACCTTGGTAGGCGCTGCCAGCAGTAGCAATAATGATGTTACCGTTCGTGTCGAGTGCTACAGGCTGGCCTTTGAGGATGCCAGTGTTGTAAGCAGAAGCAATACCGTTGGGCAGAGCGACCGCACGATCCAGACCCGATGGGTGGAACGAAGGGCGCAGACCGAACGGAGCAGATGTCGATGACATAGAGAACTCCTATTAAATAAATTACCCGTAAAATACGGGAGTCTTTACGGACTGATCAAATTCACCGAAGCCTTCGCCTTCGACTTGCCCTAGACTACGTCCACGGCTATCGCGTGCCCCTTGGAGATTCTCAACTTGGAGCCGAACTTTGTCGGACTCTTCCATCGGCATCTCGTGATGGACTTGCAACATATAGTCCTGATAAGTTTCCATAGGAAGTTTATACAGGCGCATTTCGTTGCACGCAACAAAACCAACGTCCTCTCCAGCCTTTACACGGAAATTCTCGAAGTTGGGCAACTCATCCGCTTTCACGGGAATGTAGCCAAGTCGCATCCGTTTATCAATGCTGTCGTATCCATTAGTTGTCGATAACCAGCAAAGATGCCATCCAGTTATTTCAGGCACTTTCGGTAACGCACTTTGTGTCCACTCATCGCTAAACATCTTTCGACGTTCCTGTGATGACATGAACTTCTCTTCGGGGGCTTTGCGCTCCAGATCTTGTGAAGATCGTTGCTCACGTCCGCCAGCGTTGAGAGTTTTCTTTAGACGAGAATCCATAATGTTTAGCTCCTATTGTTTCGTGCAAATTCGGCATACCGCTTGATCATTCGGTTGCGCGACTCAAGGTTGTCCCACATACCAGCTTCCTTCATTGTGCGCACCTGTTGGGGTGATAGCACGAAGGTGTTTCCACCCCCTTGTCGGTCAACTGATTCGCGGCCTGAGCCTGTCACTACACTTCTAGGTCTCCTTCTGGAAGGTTCGTCATGTGATTGATTGTACCTATTGGGTAGACGTTTTTGCAAGCGATTGTCTAATTCGTCCCAATATTCCTCACTTTCAGGGTTGTAACCCTCTTTTATGAGGCGTTCATCGACGATCTTGGCAATTGCGCTGTCTTCGTCCCCCGAGTTGGGGTCATACCAAGAGTTGCGCTCCATCCACTGATTGGCGAGACGTTGTAACTTCGGGTTAACCGCACCAGTCTCGCGGCTGGACGACTCGGCGTTCTGTTCCTTGAAGTTGCGCATGGACTCGACTTTGCGGCGGCTGTCGTACCAAGCCTCTTGGGCTTTGGTGAACGATTCGCCATCGGAGTTGTCGGTTGCTTCGCGCATCTTGGCCTTGAAGTAGTTGAGCCGTAGCTCCTCATCCTCGATAGCCTTCTCAAAGCGGGCCAAGTCAGCGCCGTGGGTCTTGCGTTCAACGGCGGTTAAACGCTCCATCAACTCCTGATTCTGGCGTTGCAGCAGGGTCAAGCGGTGGTCTTTCTCCACGTTTGTGCGCTTGATGTATTCCTTTTTGGCACGGCGGCGGTTGCGTCGAGCCTCTCGGACAGCTTCGGTATCGTCTGGCTGATCTTCATCGCCAGCAGAATCAGAGGCATCTCCGCCTTCTGAAAGCTCTTCTTGCTTGTCGGGTGATGGAATGCTATCAGGTAGCTCTACTGTTACAGAGCCGTCCTGTTCTTCGATCACACCAATTGCTTCATCTTTTTCATTGCTCATATAAATGCCTTCATAGCTAGTGGGTCACCTGTGAGTTTTGCAATTACTTCATGGTCGTTGAGAACCATAAACAGTGCCGGGTCTTCATGGTCGTCGGCACCGGGAACTCGTACTTCCCAGCGGTCGCCGCCCCATTTCGGGACTCGTATGTACTCGCCAATCTCAATCCAAGACCCTTCGGGCCAAGGTTGCATGGTGTCACGGTGTTTGAACGCTAGTGGGCCAATGTCTAAGACCTTTGCCACCATGTTCTGCCACTTTTCGGTTTCCTTGGTTTCTTCAACCAATATGATTCCTGCGCTAGTTGTCTTTTGCTTTGTGCGGCGGAGTTGCACCAAAATGCGTCCGCCAAGAGGTTTTGCGCCGGGGTCAACGCTCGGAAAAGCCCAAGCTAAGTCAGCTTCATTAAAAGCTACCGGATCATTCATCTTCATTTGATTCTTTCATCAAGTTGTTAATTATGTCGAGGGCTTCATCAAGCCCCGCAGCATGGCCCACCAGACGTACATAAGACTCCCAGTTCGTCGCATTTCCCGCAACAAGAGACGCAGCTATGTCATGCCGCCGAGCCTTAATCATTCCAATGAGGTCGCCAAGTGTTCTCATTTTTTCTTGGCCTGTGCTAGTCCTCCTTGTTTCTGGCTATCGCCTTTTGCTGGCATGGACTGGCCCGTAACGGGTGCGCCCATTGCCATACGTTTGTGCTGGGGAACCAACACGCTCTTTTGCTCTGTATCACTGGTAGCCATAAGGTACTCCTTGGTTAGATTGAACTTCAGACTTGTCTTGCTCGAGCTTGAGCTTTGCCGCATCCCGTGTTAAGCGGGCTGATTCGATGCGTTCTTTGGTGAGTTGGTCGCCTTGGGCAATAGCCAGACGCAACTTTAGATCTTCCATGTCCAACTGCTGCTGCTGTTCCAGCTTCTTCATGTCCATCTCAATCTTGGTCTGCAACTCCTTGTCCTTGAGTCCCATCTCCGCTTGGTCGCGGGTAGCACGGCGCTGTGTCTCTGCCATGCTGGTATCGAGCAACACCTTGGTCTGCGGATCCATCGGCGGCTGGGGCTGGGCTTGCTGAAGCTGTTGCTGCATCTGTTGGATGACAGGCATGATGCCCTTGAGCGTTTCTTCCGAGTCCATGAGAACGTGCTGCGATGCAAGTGCAAACAACTTGTCCACCTTGGCAGGTGAGTTCATCAACTCGTAGTCGTCCAGCTTGCCGTTCATTGAGCGATCCACATAGCCGTTCATGCGGTTCAGATACCACAATACCAAGTGCTGCTTGATGTGTTCTATTGCTTTTGGCAGGTAGTTCGATGCGATGAACGGGTTGCCGCCCATCATTGGATCTTTTGCAAAGTCCAAGATCACTTGGATGTGGGCAAGGTGATCCTGCTCGATGTAGGCGTAGGCAGATTGGCCCAAGGCCATAGCCACGTTCTCGTTGGCAGCGTCCATCTTGTCTGGGGCTGGCACATCAACCATCAGTTCGTTGATTCCCGGCACCTTGATCTGCTTGAGGAAGCGTTCAATGACTACTTTCCTGTTAAACAAGTCAGGGTTGTCCTTCATCACCGCCATCACGGCCTGAATCTGGGCCATGCGCTGGGTTTCGGAGAAGATATGCGGGTCAGAGACGGGAATTACGTCCGTAACACGGGCAAAGTCCTCCCGCTTGATGTCCAGATCCTCCACAACCTCGCCACGGCGCATCTCATCCAGATACCAACGGTTGATACGGCTCAAAATCTTCAGAACACGGCCCTGAGACTCGTGCAAACGGGCATGGATAGCGGAAAACACCGCTGCGCCCTGCTCAATCAGCGCCTGAGTGGTGCCAACTGGGGTGTTGGAGTTCACATCGGCGATCTTTTCCTCTGCCGTGGTCACTACGCCCTTGGCAGCGTTGGTCAGCCAGCCAAGAAGCTCAAACAGCACGGGGCTGGGCGGGTTAAACGGCATGGGCATGGCAATCTTGCGGATGTCATCCACGCCGGGAGCGCCCTCAATCTCAACAACCTGCGTAACCTCGACCTCTTGGGACTGTCCAGAGATCTTTCCGCCCTTGAGCTTGATCATCGTGGCGGCGTTGTTGATGTGCGCCGAGTCCAACAGGGCACGCAGAGCGCCAGTCAGGGCAGCAGACAGTCCGCCAATCAGTTGCGGCAGGCCAACAGCGTAGGCACCACGCCACGGGATGAACTTGAACTCGACAATCCAGTCCAATTTGGTCTGAGTGTCATCGCCTTCTTCCCAATTGCGGTACAAACCGATGACTTCGCTCTGTGTTTCGTCGATCATCAGGATGTAAGGCGCTGATTCTCCCTTGGTGTAGGGGTCATCTTCCAGTTCCAGCCATGTATAGATGTGGTACACACGGCGCATTCCGTCCTCATTGTCATCCTCCGACTTGCCTTCGATCTTGTTTGTGGCCTTTTGGGAGGAAGTCATCTCAGGATTCATCGGGGCACGGATCCAATCCGTGTCACGGTACATCCCAGCGGCAATACGGCGCTTAAATTCGTAGGTGGAGATGTCGTCCACCTCGGTTACACGTTGCGAAGTGTAGAAATTGCTTGCCGAATAAGGCAAAAGCACGTTGTCAATGGGCAAGAACTGGGCGCATGGGCGCTTTTTCTTCTCGTCGTACCAAAGTTTGATGTACTGGGAGCCGCCCAAAGGCAGTTGGGTCAGCATCTGCTCCTGCTCGTCGCGGAATTCCTCGATCTGCTCGGTCAACTGCCAGTTCATGTAATCACGTTTACGCTCGGCAGTGTCAACTTTGTCTTCATCAACGTCACCCAAGATCTTGGTTCGGGTGGGGCCATCAGGCGGGAACATCTCTTTGATGGCACGGGAGGCAAAGTCAATACAGGCTTCAGCCATCACAGGGTGGACAACCTTGGATGCGCCGTTGAAGTTAGCGCCGCCGGGGGCATCGTTGCCCATACCAGTGCGCTTGATGCCCTCTTCGTATTGTTTGTCGCGCTGCTTGCGGGCCTGCTTGTCCTTCTCGACCAGTTCGATGTACTCCATCGCCAGCTTGTCGATGTCATAGGAACTCAGGGTGTCGGTGTCGGCAAGGTTCTCGTAGAAGTCCTCGTCCTCCATTGGCCCCTTGTTCTCCATGTGGACGACTACCGAGCCATCAGGAAGCTCCTCGAGGTTGCTGTCATCCAGCAGTGGCATCTCTACCTCTGTGCCCTGCTCCTCTTGCGGTTCAGCGCCAGCATCAGGCGGCTCGTTGCCTACGAAGCGTCCATACTCAGGATCAATTGGAAACTGTGTTGCCATGTCGTGCTACTTTCTTTGGTTTCTTTGCTTGGGCCAAGCCGCCCTTCTTCTTTTCGAGCGGCTTCTTCAGCGCTTCCATGTAGTCGCTCAGGTCTTGGAAGAATCGGTCATCCATGATCTGAGATACACCTTCGTTGCTTTTCTCCAGCGAACCGATGGCAGCGTTGCGCAATGATTTCTCAGTGTATGGCTTTTTGTTTGGCCTAGCCAAAAATCCCTGCTCGAGCGGAGCAAGTTGCCTATGCATCACCACATCCAATGGGATCATCTCTGGTAGCTGCCCATAATAACGGGCTGAGAAGTCCGTGCTGTACGGGCTTTCATAAGGGAATCCAGACGATGGTGCAAGCTCCATACCAAAGCGGTCTTTCCTTGGGCCATAGAAACCAGCACTGCCAATGTCATTGGACAAAAGGGTGCCGCCAATGTATCCCTTGTCCACACCACGCAACGATGGTTCAGACGTAGCATTGATAAAGTCTTCGGAATTAAACCCAAGAAGTTCTTGCTGTTTAACCTTATGTAGATTTTCAGCGATTGCTTTACGCAGGTTGCCCGGCGATGTCTGCAACCCCAATCCGCCTTTATAGATTTGCTCTAAGCCTTCAGGTGTTTCAAACCCCGCAAAGTTAGCGTAAGGGAATATTCCTTTGTCGCGCTGGATTTTTTTATCTTGCTGGGTACGGATAAGATTATTTAAGTAGTCAAGGTCTTTGTTGCTAAGTCGTCCTTCTTGCAATCGCCTGTTGATCAACTCAAATGCAAATTCACTTGGAGTATGGGCGTAGTTCTCACCATACTTGCCCATCGTAGTTACAGCGTGTACGACTTCTCCAGTGCCACCTTTTTCCAAATTTTCTTTGATGGCGTACCGATCACGTTCTTTGATTGCATCTGCTACTTCTTTGGCAGATGACCCACCAATCAATTCTTCCAAATGCTTTTCATCCAGCGCATATGGCTGACCACCATGCGTATCCAAGTGAATAGTCAATGGCTCACCAGAGATTGAGCTTACCTCGACGTTACGAGATTGACTGTCCCACGGAATCACGCCAAGGCTTGCGCCCTTCTTCTCACGCTCTAGCTTGGCAAGATCAATTGGTATTGGCTCCTGAATGCCGGGATGTTGCACAGCCTCATAGCGATAGCCAACGTGAGGGTTAGGCGACTTCTCAGTATGCTTGACGTAGCCAATCGGCATAGGCGTTTGCTTGGCAAGCTCTTGTCGTGCTTGCTCTGCCGCTCCTGCTGCTTG